CTCTTCTCCGCTTTTACCCGACAGGTTTCTTCATCCTTCTTCCTGTTTTGTTATATCACCGAAGGAAATAAAAAGAGTCGCTGGAACCACTCGCATCTGGTGGCAGGGCACCCGGGGGGGGCTGCGTAACGTCAAATGGTAGCCACCACGGCCCTCGCCCCCCGCTCGGGCCGTGAAGTTCCTCCGTAAGGGGCTACGAGTTCGAGATCAAAAGTTTCACTTTCTTCCCAGGGGTCTAAACCCCCGTCCACAACAAACATGCATCTGGGAATACAGAGGAACCTTAGTAGTTTTCCTGTGGTGAGGTTCTCGAAGTCCTGGCAGACTCAAGTTGGTGGGAGTTCCGGAACCCCGCGATAGGAAAACTACGAGGGTTTCACCGCATTCCCACTCGGAGTCTACACCTATCGCGTGACCCAAAAAAAAAGTCTGCGACACCCAAAATCTTTCCGCAAAGGGGTTACAGACCCCGACGCAGAAACAAAAAAAAAAAAAAAATGTCAACACCTCCTCTCGCCCATGCAGGATGGTGGAACGAAAGTGGAGAGATCCCCCTCACTCTGGAAGAGCTGCCGCTTCCAACCTACTGTGAAGCGCCCGACCCAGTCCTCGAAATCGAGACAGGAGCGCCCGCAGAAGAAGAAGTCACCGACGCGACAGAGGTTTTAGCAACAATGCGCAACCCAACACGCTCACGCGGTTGGTGCTTCACGTGGAACAACCCTACACTCACTGGCGACGCACTCAACACACGCCTCCTCGCGCAGAGCGCCATCGAATACTACGTCTTCCAAAAGGAGAGCGGAGAACGCGCCACACAGCACTTCCAAGGATACGTGCACTACAAGAACTCACGCGTCATGCCACTACGCCTCCTCCCAGGCAATCCCCACTGGGAAAAAGCGCGCGGGACGCCACAACAGAACCACGACTACTGCACGAAGATGGAGACACGCATCGAGGGCCCATGGGAGCACGGAGAAATGCCGAAACAAGGAAAGCGCACGGATCTCGAGGCTACCGCAGCACGCATCATCGCAGGAAGCACAATGCACGACATCGCACTCAGCGATCCCGTCACCTTCATCGAGAACTCCAGCGGCATCTGCCGACTCTTCCGCACGCTCGGTCAAGCCTCGCACCCAACGCACATCCAGCGCCACAACTTCCTCTTCTACGGCCCAACGCGAACTGGAAAAAGCTACCACGCACGCGAATGCGAGCCACTCGCCTACATCAAGCTCCCCGATCAGTGGTGGGACGGCTACAACGGAGAAGACGCGGTCATCTGGGACGACTTCAGCGCAGGATGGAGCATCACTCTCGTCCGCCTCTTGCAGCTCACCGACAACTACTACACGCGCGTCGAAATCAAAGGAGGCTTCGAACACTTCGCTGCGACGACGAACATCTTCACGACGAACATCCACCCCTCGCAGTGGTATAACTACACCGCACGCGCAGAACAACAAAGGGCTCTTGGCAAACGCTTCGAAGGAGTCTACATCTACGGCCCAAACGGCATAGAAGAAGCACTCGAAGAGCGCGACCTCATCGACAACTTCTGGGTCAACAACCCTCCCTGCCTTGACGGCACAAGAGCTCACCGCTACTTCGACCACTACCGCGACAACAGAGCGCGCTGGGCAGGAGGCACGCACGACGAATACGACTAAGCTCAGAAAAAAACAGGGTTTTCTTTCATGCGTTTCTTCCCCTCTGTAAATAGAAACGCTCCAGACTTTTCGCAAAAATACTTTTCGCAAACACACAAGTCTGGGTAATACTAGCTCCAGACTTGTGTGACCTCCGTGTCCTCCGTGCCGCAAAAAAAAAAAAAAAAAACGAAGCGCTCTCGCTCTCAAGCTTTCAAAAAGCACCTCATCATCCACATCGAATACTGCTGGTGCGGTCGCACCCACTTCTTCAACCCAACAAAATGCCTCTCTACCACGGACCACTCATGCGAAACGGCTACTACTTCTCCAAGCGCCGCTACCAAGCCCGCGGTCGACCTATCTACTACGGACGACGATACGGAAATCGAGTCCGCTACCAAGCAAGAGTCCTCGCCTACAGAAACAGCAGATCATACTCACACGGGAGACGTTTTCCCGTCCCACTCAGGAGCGAAATGAAATACATCTCCCTCGGAGACTCCGCCACCCAAATCACGACCACCACCCAATACAACCTTTTAAACGGTTGCAACATCGGCGCAGGAATCACACAAAGAATCGGGCGACGCATCACTATCAAGAAAATCCACTTCCGCTACTGGATCTCCCACGAGCTCCTTTCCTCCACGCTCGAAGCATACGGCCGCATCATCATCGTCTACGACAAACAGAGCAACGGCGTCGCCCCCGTCCTCACTGACATCTACGACATGTATACAGGCAATCCCGCCACCATGTATCGCCAAATCGATCACCTTTCGCGATTCACGGTCCTCTACAACAAGAACTTCTTGCTCGCAGGCGAAAACCATGGAAGCCCAACAACAGCCATCGAAAACTGGAACAAAAACGTCAGCATCCCAGTGGAATACAACGCTGGGAACAACGGCGACATCACCGACATCAGCACAGGAGCACTCTACATGATCGCTATCGGAAACACCGCAGCAGGAGCCGACAACGTCCTCTTCAACTGGACCTGCCGCTGCGCTTTCACTGACAAGTGAGCTACCCGCTTTTACCCGATCTCCTTCTCTCTTCTCCGCTTTTACCCGACAGGTTTCTTCATCCTTCTTCCTGTTTTGTTATATCACCGAAGGAAATAAAAAGAGTCGCTGGAACCACTCGCATCTGGTGGCAGGGCACCCGGGGGGGG